GTTCTCACTGGATGCCTCGTGCATCTCACTGATGGTTTCCTCACGGAGTTCGTGAATCATCTTGATGAACCGAGCAAAGGATTCGTAGCTGTGCAAGCTATTGATGTCGTCTTGAATATTCATATTACTGAGCTGCTGAACGCATTAAACCTACTGTACGTGGACCACGGGACTTGATTTGCTTGAACCACTCACTGTCAACCATTTCATCGGCTGCTACGCTGTAGTCATCAGCCTCAAGACCTTCACGCATCTTCTTGAACTTATTGAGCTTAGTAAGACCTAGGTTGAATGACATATCTACAATCGCCTTCTTCACTGGCTCAGGTCGCTTAGCAAAGCTCTTATCAAACTTCTGTGCATCATTAAATGCTTGGGTTAGACTATGATTGTAAAGAGTTTTGATTTCTTTGTCGTTCAATTCCCGACCCTTGAATAGTTCATTGATATTGATTCCTTCCTTCTTGAGGATCTTGCGATTGCCCGCATCCTCTAGGTTGAATCCAATACCAATAGTCCTGTGACCCTTGCTGTCCCGGTACACATTCGGTTTGACTCCCTCATTGAGGGCAATCATATCGTAGTATTCCTTGGCCCGTAGGTCCTTGGTTCGCCTGTTTGCGTATTCTCCTGGTGTCATTATATGTTCTGAGTATCAATTTCACCCATCTGTGCAGGTGCTGTACCTACTCGACCAATCTGAGCATTCTGTGATTGCTGCATTTGGAAGGTGTACTGACCTACGTACTTCTGTAGTCGAGCAGCAAACGCTTGATCCGTCTGAGCACGTTGTGCTACATCGGGCTGCTGAGTGTACTGCTGGATAACCTGCAATGCAATCTGTGCTCCTGCTGGACGTGCCGGCATCTCAATGCCCGCAAAGATCTTAGCTAGGTCGTCAGTGACCTGCTTGACCACTTCCTCCTGCGCTGTCTCTACTGGCTGTAGGATTGCGTCAGCCATCACTGGGTCAATGCTAGTAGCAATGACATCCAATAGGGCATCTACGTTAAGACGATTGTTGGAGTTCAACTGGTTCAATGCTACGAACTGCTGGGTCTTAGCTTCCACGGTCTGTGGGTCAGTGTTCTGAACATCGAAATTAATCATAATGTCGAAGTTCTCCTCAGCACTGCCCTTGTCGAATGACTGAGGGTCAGGCACACCAGTAACACGGAAGAAGATCTCGTCCGGCCCGAAGCGTTGGAAGCACTTGAACGCCATACGCAGAACCTCTGCTGTGTGGCTAAGGAACTTATCAACTAGGAACTGCTTGCGAATTTGACTAATGCTACCCTCCTCATCAAGTCCAACCAAGCGATCAGCTAGGTCAAGTAATGTGGACTCCATTTCAATTGAGCCAGTAGGAGGTGGAGGTGTAGGAGCGAAGTCCAAGTCACCCTTGCGGCGATAAGGAATCATTCGACCTGGACCCCAATCCGTAGGTGCTTGACCAACTGGATGCAGGATAGGAGGAAGCGTAGAAAGGCTGTTCCGATCAGTACGTGAATCACGCTCAATCTTTACTTGATTCTGTAAGCCACGAAGAATCGACGGTACAGTAGAGGTATCATATAGACGCTTGCTGTCCTCGGAGAGCTTAGTGACAACTACAGGATAATCCTCGTAGCCATTCAGTAACTCAAATTTAGCGTAGCCCTGTGTCATTTCGTCACCACTGAACTCGCGGTGAAATACAGTGCAGTAAATTCCTTCAGCACCATCTTCTTGGTCAATTAGTCGCTGGTATCCGTAGCAGATCTCAATGAGTTCGTCGGCCTGATAAGCATTATTAGTAAGGCTAATACTGCGAGTGCCTTCCTGCTCGCGGTCAATTGAGTCAATGTTAACTCCACGATACTTCTCAATAACGTGTTCAACGAAGTCCTGATCCCATCCATCTGTTACAACCTTGTTTTCGAGTTCCTGTGGGGTGTAGTAAGTACGCCAGAAGCAGTAAGGTGCTCGCTGTGGGTCAGTCACATACGGAGGGAAGAAGAAGTCCCCATCGGGGGCTAGTGTCTTTACTTCCGGAGCGTTGACCTGTCGGCGAACAATAGGTAACTCAGCTAAGCCGTCCTTGCGTAAAGCCTTGAGTGCCTTCTTTGCTCGCTTCTTGCTTGTTCCTTCAAATGTAGCTTGTAGCAGGGCGATTAACTCATCGTCATCATTCCCGTCTTGAATAGCAACAGCTACATCCGGGCTGACTTGTGCAATCTGATTGATATCAAGTTCCTGTAGGAACCGTCGATCTTCACGCTGCCATCCGACATACGTGATCAGTATGCCCCGCTCAAGCAAATAGTTAGCACCGAGTTCCATCTCTCGGTAGAAGCGTGGAATATACCCCGAACTTACCATCCACTTAAGGAAGCCCGAAACAACACGGCTGCGTCCAATATCACCACTCTCGACTGGAAATGCTCGTACGTTGGCTCGATTCAACGATGCCATAAACAATGATACGAGTCGCGTAATACGCTCATCAATAAGGTGGCACTCCATATCGGATGCACCCTCCCAAGGGAAAGCATCAGCACCGTGCTTGCGGTGATCACGACTCTTGCCCGGCCACCAGTTGCGACGATCATCGTAGCTAGTACGGCAGAGGTCAAAGTAACCATCAAGTTCGTTTACAGTCTGGTCGTAAGCGTAACGTAGGGTCTTGATGTCGGGTTCATCCTGAACATATGTCAAGGACTCAGAGATTGATTCATTCAGCATTGTCTTCGTCGAGGCGTTTTTGTATAGATTTAAGCAATCGAATAGTATAGGTCGATGATACGCCTATTGTATCACATAGGTCGCCATTAGTCATTGATACGCCGCTTTCGTGCATAACGTGCCGTCTAAGGATCTCCCAGCTTGCTAGTCGGTCGGATTGCTCCCTGCACCAAGCTCGATCCAGCGTGATGTCTTTACTTTCCGACATACCGGTAACTTACACCCTTGGTATCCTCGATAGCCTCTACGGTGATTGTCTTCTTGATTAACTTGCCCTGCCACTTACGGGGCAGTAGTACGTTGACTCTCTTGCCAATTTCCTTGCTGAAGAACACGTTGTACTTCGGGTTAGGGCATTCTGCTAGGATAACTCCAGTGAAGTGCTTCGGGATAATCTCATCAATCATCAAGGAGTCCTCCAGTATCTTTGTACCTTCCTCGCTTACCCAGGTGTTCCTACCTTTACCTGTGAGTGCGCCCTCTGGCAGCTTGTCGGTCGCGATTTGCATAGCTTCATCGAACGTAACTTCTTGTTCTTTGGCGATTTGTATTAGTTTCTTCTTAGGCATTAGTATCCTCCTTTTCGAGTATTAGTTGTTTGCATATCATTGGACGAGAGAAAGTCAGGACCCTCTCCGCCGTTCGACATTCGCAAATAGCGGATAACGTCAAAGAAATCCTTCAGGGCTTCCTCGGGCTTGCCGCCTGCGTTGTAGTTAATAAGGCTGTCGATAAGATTACCGCAGTCCTCGTGAATGTAGCACCTTGGTCTATTGGCCTGGTCAATCTCCACATTGGGATTGTAGTTAAACCAGTCATCCAGAGCTGTGATACCTTGTTCCTCCATCTTACCATCGGATGGTAGGAAGCTTAGACCGAAGTCATAGAAGGATGTAAAAAGATCATCATTGTTCTCATTTTCCCTTGCGAAGAATCGGGAATCCCCAATTCGCTCAGTTACTTCAATCTCAAGGTCGTCTTCAATCTCCTTGAAGAGTTCGCAGTACCCCTCAACATTTAGACCAATCTTCTTGGCTGCTGGTCCGTACTTCCATTTCGGGTCCCCGAACATAGCCCACTCTCCGTAGGTGTTGCGATCCGGCCACTCCCTGCGGATGAACACCTCGCCATCCTTGTTTACCCCAGCCCAGATACAGGTATAGTTCCTTGCACCAGCGGGGTCAACCACCTGGTAGCAGGTGAACTGCGACTGATCCGAGATATCGGGGAACGTCATCTTGTACTTGTTCGGCTTCTCGTTGAGAACATTGACCTCTGTATTAAAGTAAGGGAGCAGAGCGTTGGCTGACTTCACGGGTAATCCGTACGCACGGACCTTTATCTCATCCTCTGGCCGCCCGGCTAGGTCCTTCGCAATTCGCTCGTAACCACCGAAGGGGTTCTCGTCCGAATGCAGGTATATCACTGCCGCATCCCGGCTTGGACTGTACTGCTTGGTTGGTACTTCCTTGCCCCGTAGTAGGGCAGCAGGTCTAGTCTCAAGGGTCTCTGCTCCCTTTAAATAGTCCGAGATGAAGGGTGTGTACCCGTCAATCGGGGTGAAACCAATCACCATCTTTGAGTCCCGTGTAGCTAGGCGGAACCGTAGCGTGTTCACTAGGGCAGCGTCACCTAGGTACTCGTCCAGCCAGGCTCCGATATTGGATTCATTCCCAGCCTTGATGCTGTCCTTCTTGAACCCGAACTCAAAACCCTCAAGGATAGTCGAGTTATTACTGAACTGCGTATAGGTCTTGAAGTCCACGCGAGTCCTAGTGTCAGGGAACACGAACGAACTCCCAGTGAAACCATTCTGCATTGAATAATTAATGTACCCGTCAATGCTCTTGGTCTTCTTCTTGAACTCCTTGGGCATCATCTCCCAGATAGCTGGCTGCTGTACCTTAATTGACGTATCAGCATTCTGAGAAAAACATACTATGTGTCCATCGAAGTTAGAACTCACGGCCTCCATAATCCGCTTGGCACATCCAGTCGTCTTGCCGGAATTATGATTTACTACATTGCCAATTAAGTAATTATGGTAAGTTGGAACCGTAAAATCCCACACGGTATCCCTTCGGAGGAAATAGTTGCTTACCCGTATGCTATAATATGATCTATTATCACCATAACAACTATATGCCAAAATACAATAGCATCGAATACCCTGTGGACCAGATACGAGACTGGATTGAATCCCAAGGGAAAACTCAACAATGGATTGCTGATAAACTTCAAGTGACTCTTGACCCTCGTGTAACTGCGAAGCTGATTTACAAGGTTTGCAAGAAGCATCAGATAAAGTGTCAGAGGACTGGTCCCCGATCTGGAGAGGGTCACCCTGAATGGAAGGGAGGTCGAATACTAAATAAAGACGGATACATTGAGGTTTATTCTCCTGATTCTCCAATGCGGAGAAAGCGTACTCCATACGTTTTAGAGCATCGTCTAGTGGTGTCAAAGAGTCTAGGTCGTCCTCTAACAAGACAGGAGGTAGTCCATCACATTGACGGAAATAAACAGAACAACGCCATTGAGAATCTTGAGCTATTCCAAAACAATGCTGAACACCTTCGCGTAACTCTGAAAGGTAAATGTCCACAGTGGACACCAGGAGGGTACTTGCGGATGAAGGAAGCAGCTTCAAGGAAGCATCAGGCGGCTTTGGAACGTCAAGAAATGTTACGTCAGCTATCGGATGGTATGAACCAAAAGAAAGAACCCTGTGAGTGCTGGAGCAGTGAATCTCTTCGCCGTCGCTTAATTGATAGCAGTATAAGTCTTGAGCAGGCTTACGAAATGGGGCCAGAGCTTTTGATTCAAGAAATCGATCGTTGATCTCATCATAGGCTATTACATTAAAGTCGCCGTCAATCTCATCGACACGGCGGCTTTTTTGTGCAACGGGGTCAAAGATTTCTTGCTCAGCCGCTAGGCAGCGATTCCCACCTAGTGCCAGCACCTCATTGTACTCCCGGAAGGACTGAGACATACGCTCCCAGCCAGGCAGGTCGAACCCGTGGCGGATAGGATCATCTACGGATGCAGATATACGTCCCTCGTGCGCCTTGTGTAACTCCTGTAGGAGCCGTGGGTCAGCTTCCCCGAGTAGTACAATCTCCTCGTCCGTAGGCGGCTTGAGGATTGGGTGCTCTGTGAAATTAATGGACATACCTATATAAGATCCTGGTCCTCGTAATCGTCATCGTCATCCTCGGGCCAGTCCCAACCGCAATCATCAATCTCTGAGTTCGCATCCTCTAGGGCTTCGGTCATTAGCATCTTACCAACCCTGTAGTTAGTGTAGTCATAGAACAGGTCACCCGTGTCATCCATCACAACGAAACAGAAGTTGTGAAAGTGCTCTCCCAGTATCCCGCGGATTTGGTCGTATACTATGTCCAGGTCTTGATCTTCCGTCATATCGCTATTTGGTTGGTGTCCGTTTGTCTGAGGTCAGCTTTGATTTTGTTGACTTGGTTTTTTTTGACCAGTCAATGTCATCGTAGTTCTTACGCTGCTTCTCAGCATTATGCCCCTTACGGGGTCCGCTTCCTTTAGTGCTCATCCTTTATTCCTTGGTACTTTCTTGTTTGCATCATCCATCTTCATTGCTAACTCCAGAACCATACGCTCGCTCCAGCCAGCAAAGTGTCCACGCATAAAGACTTGGGTAAGGTCATCTGGGTCCCGCTCTTGATACTTCTTGAGTGTCAGCTCAATCCAATGGTCAGTTGCTACCTGCCATTCATTCAGTTCTTTATGATGTCCTGTCATATTAGTCCTGTACGTCTATTACCTCCGCTACCTTAGCCTCCTCGATTCTCTTCCTAGCAGCAGCTATAGTAGCCTCGTAGTCATCCTGGGTGTACACCTTACGGTCCTCAGTAATCTGCGTAGCTTCACCTCTAGCAGTCATAGCCTCCCGAGCCGCATTGGACTTAGCTATTGATAACTCCTTGATGTCCTTGAAGCCTACCTCCATCTCCGGATCATTCTCCAGACGGTCGCGTACCTTATCAATTAAATCCTCCTCTAGGCTACTTAGGTTCAGATAGTTCTTCGCAGCTATCCTACCACTCAGTTCCTTGAACGTACCCATATGGTCAGCGTAGTCCGTAAGTACACTGATTACAGTATCCCGCTCGAAACCATAGTGACGTACCAGCCTAGTCTGGCTGCTCCCCGTACTGTACAGGTACAGCAACTTAGCCACCTTCGCGGGATCATACACGCTCAAGCACTTGAGCTTTAAGCCCCGCTTCTCATTAGCCACCTCGTGGATACTCTGCTGAATCTCACTCAGCAAAGCCTGCTTCTCCTTCTCGGTAGCGTTCATATCATCTCCCATATTCATACCTCAGCATTAGATTTACTAATTGTCAAGCCCATATACTATAAGCAGTAGTTATTGTACTCCTTATTATATTTACTACTCAGCAAGCATTATACTATTAGCGTTGCTAATACATAAAAGAAAGTTCTTCATATATGTATACAATCTCAGATTATGTGTTATACTCTGCGTACCATAAGGCAGCAACTTCATAAGACAGTTTAACTTGCAGTCCTAAACGTTATTCCTTTAATGAATATAAAATAAAGGGAATCATAAAAGAGAAGTCATAAACTGACATCTTATGGTACACAGTCCTGGTATTGGTACTGGTGGGTAGAAGCCCCTTGAGGACTGAATTTTTTTGAGGGGCTGTATATGTATATATACACTGACGACGCGACTCGACTTGACCCCGCCCTCCCCTGTTCAAACGTTCACCACTGTTCATTTGTTCACTACTGCTCAAGCATTCACTACTGCTCCTTTGTTCACTGGTCCAGTTGCGTGAAGGGGTTTTTTCTTTTGTGAAGATGGGATGTATTCACCCGGGACATATTCACCTGGCTCTTAATCATTCAGCCAAGGTATATTCAGCCAAGGTATATTCAACCGGCTATTGAGTTGTATCTAGTGGTATGCTTTGACGTGCAAAAGTATTTGAATTATTTTTTAAAATATACTTGACGGCCTTTGTTTTAGTCTATTCAAAGTAGATCGAAGCATCAAATTGACTGAATAAATAATAACCAAATCAGTTTGCGGACCTGTAAAACCGCTTTTAATAAATGAAAAACAAAAAAGCACTGTCACAAATCAAGAAACTAGCACTGGCCTATTTACTTGAACCAATGCCCGCGAAAAAATTCGGCATTCTATTGAAAGCTGAAAAGTACTTTGAAGCGTTAAATTATACCACAAAAGGAAAGCTATTCAAAGAGCTTGGTATTTCTTATTTTGCCTCCGTCGATTCTTCTCAAAAGGTTGAAAAGGGTAAAAAGGAAAACTTCCAAACGCTTATCCTTTATCTTTCAGCGGGTAAAAACGCGGGCAAGGACATTTGCTCATTTGCTAGCACGGGTTGTCGCTTGGCTTGCCTAGTCGGGAGTGGGCACTCTCTTTTAGAGAAGCGCGCTGGAAAGCACATTATTGACGTTTCTAGAATCGTTAAGACTTGGCTAACAGTGTATCGCAAAGACATAGCAATCGAAGTCTTAAAACACGAAGTTAGACTTGCAAGCGCACGTGCCGAAAGGAAAGGCCACAAGTTTGCGGTTCGTTTAAATGGCACAAGTGACTTGGATTTCTATGAGATTTACGAAAGCTTTCCGGAAGTGCAATTTTATGACTACACAAAGAATCCGGAACGCGTTCCTTTGTCCAATTATCATTTGACGTTCAGTTATAGCCAAGCAAACAAAGCACGTTTAGCGCATTACAAACAGGCACAAGCACGCGGGCAAGCAATAGCATTTCCCGTGCGCTCCGATGAATTCGAGCAAGCTTGCAACCTAGTCGATTGTTTTTCTATGGATAACACAGACTTACGGTTTCTTGATAAAGCGGGCAAATACGGTATCTTAAAAGCCAAGCAAACTGAAAACCTTGCTGAAGGTATTAAGGAGAACTTCATCTTGTCACTTGCTGAACTGAAACAAATCATCGCACAAATCGAAGCTTAAAACCTAAATTAAAACAGTTTGCGGAGCTGCAAAACCGCTTTTTTATTATGAAGCTAAAGATTGAAATAATGGAAGGTATCCCAACTGAACACGCCGAGTCAAATTGCCGTCGACCCGAATCAAATTGTTCGCCTTACACGTTTTATCGTGCCGGAAGGGTTCGAAAGACTTTTGTAAAGGATTATAAGACGGAAAGCTGGCCGCGTGCCTTATCCTTTGCACGTCGATTGATACGGAAAAATAGAATGCCTTTCGATGCTTCGAAGGTATCTTGCATTGACTAGCACTCAAATAAGCAAGGGTAAAAAATGAATGTAATTATTAAGGGTTTAAACTTATCGACTAAGCAAGTGAATGCGCTACGTGCTGCCATAAAGGCACGATACACGCCGGAAAGGGTAAAGGCCTTAAATGCTAGGCTGAAGGCCGCTGAAGGCAAATAAGATCAAAGCAAAGGCCGACGGTAAAACGTCGGCTTTTTTGTGTTTACTCATAAGCCTGGCAACTGGCAAGCCTGGCAGCTCCGAAAAGCAAGACAGTGCACAAGCCTGGCAAGCTAGAAGGCCGCACAAGGCCTTTTGATTCGCGCCAAGGGTAAAGCATAGCAAGACAAGCAAGGGAAGCAAGGGAAAGCCTGGAAGGCAAGCAAGGAAAGACAGGCAAGCAAGGCAAGCAAGGGAAGGCCAGCAAGGCAAGGGAAGCAAGGGAAGCACGGGAAAAATAATTTAAAATAAATTAAAATATAGTTGACACGTAGTAAACAAAGGACTTTAACAGTAATCGAAGCGCGGGAAAAGCCCGCTGCATATCGCGCTTAATCGAATATTAAGCTTTAACACATAAGAAAGGATAAAAATGGAAGACAAAAAGCAATCACTAAACATCGAAGACAGATATTGGGAAGTTGATTTCTTTGCCGATAGACTAAGGGCAGCCGGAAAGCTTGTAGCTGAGGAGTCAATCACTCAGGACTTCTGTAAAGAGATGCAGGAGGAAGCTATTGCGGCCCTTAAAGCTATATATGAGAGGGCAACAGCGCATCGCGACTACCTGAAGGAGATTAGGGACGGCGTAGATGCAGAAGAAGATAAGGAGTTAGCCCGGATTCAGGAGGAAGCGGTCAAGAGACTCAATAAGGGCATTAAGGAATTAGCCAGCAAACTTAACAAATAAGAAAGGATAAAAATGGACACATACGAAACACTAATAGAACGGAACATAGCAACCGAAGAGGAAATCTCCCTTGTTACGTCAATCAATGGCAACAGCGAGGAAACTTACTTAGATATTCTGTTCGCTCGGACAGGATGCCGGACACTGGAACAATTAAACGCTGATTAATATGCAAACTATACGACTAGAAGGCATCGAGCTACGGCCTAACAAATACTTTGACATAACAGTAGAAGCGGAAGCCGTGACAACTCATTGCGAAAGCAGCAGCGAAGCCGGGGAGTCCCAAGTGACGGAAGCCTGGGAGGAACGCGACCTTGAAGAATTTGAGATCGTAAAACTAGTCTACTGGACAGAGGAAGACACGACTTGCGAGCTGCCAGTTGAGATGCTTACTCACGATGACAGGGCAATCATATTCAGTGAGACACTTGAACTCATTTAGCCTACCTTATGGCTGTCAGTCTTATGACTGTCAGTCACTGACTGCCTTTTTTATATTAATTAATGATTGACTACCAAGGGCTGACTGTCTTAAGGTACACACAACTTAAAAAGTATGTCAATACTTGATATACCTCAACACCGATAAAAACGTAATAAAAATGAAAAACCAAAGAGAAAACACTAACCTTGACCACCTTGTAAAGGGCGGCGAAAAAATATTCTATTCAGCCTGTGTCGTGCTGGCCTGTGCGCTGGGCGGTAGTATTATGTTACTGCTAGCGGCTCTCATCGCTCAATTCTAATCCAAAGAATAATAAAATGAATACAGAAAATACAGAAAATACAGAACTAGGAACATTACAGCGCAGCGCGGATGACGTGCTGAACTTCATCGCCGAACAAAGATTGCGTTTTGTTTGGGTAGTCGCAATGATTCCGGGATCGGATCAAAGCACACTCGGACAGGACACGCTACTGATCATTGACCAGCACAATGTTGAGCTGTTCGCTGGCCGTTACTTCGCGGACAGGGAGCAGCGTGCTGATGTAATGCGTGAGGGTGTTGAGTTCATTATGGACCAAGAGGAACTATAAATGAGCGAAGCAACTTACTCAGTCAATCAATTCTCGGACCTGTACGAATCCGCAATGCGGAATCATAAGCTAATGGAGGAGGGCCGCCAGGCGGTGGCTCACTTCCGTAAGCTAGGTCTAATCGAAGATGCCCGCCGGACTAAGACTGGTCGAGCATCGTACCCAACCTACGGAAAGAAAAGAAAATGAGCCACTTCTATAATTGCAGCGACGTACTGAACCCTGAGTTCGAGGCCGACATAATGACACCCGCACAAGCGCGGAAAGTAGCGAAGGTTTACCCTTCTGTTACGACTGTGCTGGGCATCGTAAAGGATGCGTTCCTTGATAGCATCTATAAGCCTCGTATGATGGCGCAACTGGCGAGGGAGTACCCTTACCTAGCTTGGCAGGAGTTAGAGCGTCTGACGTACGGCACAAGGGAGCATCCGGCTACGGGTGAAACCATTGAGTCCTCGGAGTTCGGTACGACTGTCCACAAGGTGATTGAGGATTTCATCAATCATAACTACCTAGCCGAGGGCAGTGCGCCGGATGACAGCGTATGGAATGAATGGGCTATGCCGTTTGTGGATTGGGTTCACGAGGAGGGCGTAAAGCCTGTATCCTGTGAGCATATCATTGCAAGCAGCCGCATCAAGATCGCTGGAAGTGTGGACTTCATTGGCTACGACAGCGACGACAAGCTGTTCCTAGCGGACTACAAGTGCCGTACCAATACCAAGGGCAAGGCTAAGTGCTACGACAAGGACTGCCAGCAGCTCGGCATCGAGGCCTATATGTTAATGAAGGAGCGCAAGCTGGACTACCTGCCTGGCTGTATCTCCGTCATCATTGACTGCGATACCAAGAAGCACTACCACAAGGTATGGAACGCCAAAGAGCTTGACAAGGGTATCAAGGTAGCAAAGAAATGCGCTGAGCTTTACTGGCTCTTGAGAATGTAGGACTAATAATAAATAATAAACAATAACTTAACCGAAATATAAATGTGGATACTACCAATAAACAAATCAATCACCTCAGCTTGTGCAGTGGATACGAAGGAATCGGGCTTGGACTCAGAAGAGTTCTCCCAAATCTGCGAGAGATCGCTTACGTGGAGAGGGAAGGATTCCCTGTCGCGAACTTGGTTGCAAAGATGGAAGCGGGAGAGCTGGATGCAGCACCTGTGTACACGGACGTTAAAACCTTCCCTTACGGAAAGTTCCGTGGATGCGTGGATATCCTCTCTGGAGGCTTCCCGTGCCAACCCTTCAGTGCTGCTGGAAAGCGTGAAGGCGTTGAAGATCCTCGACACTTGTTCCCATACATCGCAAACGGAATCAGAGAGTGCCAACCTAGAATTGTTTTCCTCGAAAACGTCGAAGGAATTATCTCAGCCAAGACAGCAGACGGGGAGTCAGTTCTCCAGTATGTCCTCCGAGAGCTGGAAGGCTTGGGTTACCGAGCAACGGCAGGAGTATTCAGCGCGGCTGAAGTCGGCGCACCTCACCAGAGAAAGCGGGTCTTCATCCTTGGCGTGGCCAACCGCAACAGCGAGGGACTGGAAGGGTTGCGGAAATGCAACAACTCGAAAGGACGGGAAGCATCGAATGGACAACTTGGAGGCGGTGATCAGGTATGGCCAGCCAGACCAAGCGAACCTCAGCACGACTGGGAAGAGCCAAGGGTCGTGGTCAACTCCACAAGCAAGGGACTGGAAAGGACCAGAGGGAAGAGCCTACAAGGGGCAGACAAAGGACTTACCCTCACAGACCGAAGCTCAGGGCAAACTGAACCCCGACTGGGTCGAGCAACTAATGGGGCTTCCAGTAGGGTGGACAGACTTAGGCTATTGGGCAACGGAGTAGTGCCTGCTACGGCAGCTAAGGCATTCGTTACCTTGTCGCAGCGTCTCAATGACTGAGTACGAGATACGTACACATCACGACGATATGCCGGAGGGGTACATCGGAAAGACTTACAAGTGGGCGCACGATGAGAAGTCAGCAGTGCGCCTGCTTTTAAAGAAGATCCCGGACAAGTCAGGGGTCTGTGTCTTCAAGCGAGGAGGCACTGGAAAAATACTATCAACAAAAGCCCTATCGTAGATAGTGCGCACAAAAGAATTAAGTAAATAAGAAGAATGTACGACACGACAGCAGAATCAAACAGCAGCTTTATGAATTGGGCAGCCGCCAGGATAGCCAAGGAGGTCGAGGACAATGAGAGACTGGAGGCAGCAGCAGGGACACGGAACTTCATTCCCGGCAGTAACTGCAACCGACTTACTCACCGACTCAGCACCGAGGAGAAGGCCGAGGTAGTTAAAAGTATTGACTCAATGCGGGACAGGGGTATATCCCTTGAGACTGCGGCTGATCAGTCCGGCATCCACAAGTCAACCTACGCACTATGGCGGCGGCAGTTCAAGCTACCTAATTATAAACTACCAGCCCAGTAGTGCGCATATATTATGAGTTACGAAGGTAACTGAACATTACTACCCATATATTATGACTAATAACATAAACGAACCATCACTCAAGGATATCATCCTTGATTTAAAGGAGGACTTCATCTACCTGGGAAGCGAGAACATCCGGCTACAGGAGGAAAACAATCAACTCAAGCAGGCCATCGCTGCACTTAATGGCGAGCCTACTAACTCACTATGACATACCTATCACAGAATCAAATCAAGGAGTTCCGGGAGGCTAACAAGCCAGTCTCCTGTCCCATCCTGGGCATCAAGACAAAGGACTGGGTGCTGGACCACGACCACCAGACTGGAATGGTACGAGGTGTAATCTCCCGCCAAGCCAACAGTCTTCTTGGGAAGGTGGAGAACTTTTTCCTCAAGATGTGCAAGGGTCAGAAGGAAGATTTGCCAGATACCTTGGATGCAATGGCCGCTTACTTGGAGCAGGAAGTGACAGATGTCCTTCATCCAGTGGGACTTACACAACTTACAAGAAAGTTTGCAAATAGCTTGACAGCAGCCGAACAAGTATCAGAGTTAAAAGACCTAGGAGCAAGTGAAGGTGATCTTGCTTCTTGCAAAAATCAAAAGCAGCGCAAAGAGCTGTTCCGTAAACTAACCAAAAATACATATGAGTAAGGAGAATAAAACAATGAACATACAACAAAAACTACAGGGCATTCAGTCCTCTCTTAAAGCTCCCAAGGGGCAGACCAATAAGTTCGGGGGCTACCGCTACCGTTCCGCCGAGGACATCCTCACAGCCGTCAAGCCGTTGCTTGCTGAGTGGGCTTGTACTCTAGTCATCACTGACAGCATTGTTGAGGTCGGCGGTCGAGTATACGTCAAATCAACTGCCGTTCTTGCATCAACTGAAAATGGCAATGAGAACTTCATTAATGTAGATGCCTTCGCTCGTGAGGCTGAGACAAAGAAGGGTATGGACGATGCCCAGATTACCGGCAGTGCTTCATCCTACGCTAGAAAATATGCGCTGAATGGACTCTTTGCTATTGACGATACCAAGGATCCAGATGCTACTAACAACCACGGCAGCAATTTGCCTAAGCCTACAACCAAACAAACACAGGGATTCTAAGCGAAACATTCTTTTGCGCACAAATAATATGGACTTACAAAACGAAATCACCGACATCATTTCAACCCTTCAGGAGGTAGAGCTTCACTACGACACTATCCTTGAGGAACTCAGTGACACCCTGGCAGGGGTTAAACTTGAGAACATTCTATTGCAAAAGCAGAATCAAATGCTTAGTCAAAAGATCGACGCACTAGCTAAACACTTGAGCGTCAAGCTAGAACAACCTGACACTAGAATCCGTGCTGTAAAGATGGATGACAGTGCCTCCAACAACTAATAACAACTAATAACCACCAATAAAGAAAGAAATATTATGTCTGAATACGATAACACAAACTCCGGTACATTCTTCGTCAATGACCGTAAAGAAAAACCAAATCATCCTGACTACAGCGGGAAGATTAATGT